CAATAGAAATCCGGATTGCTACCCTGGTCATCATCGCTATTGCCGGCCTGGGCTATTTTGCCCAATCCCATATTAACCAGCAGGTTCACACCGTCCGAGCAGAAGCCAACACACAGGTGGAGCAGACGCAGTCCGAATTAACGGCCGTTTTGGCCGCTAAGACCCTATCTGACGAAGACAACGAACGGCTCCGGCAGCGCTTGGAAAATACGACCTCCAAGGCCACCCCGGAGACCGTCAAGGCCGTCAGCCGCTATTACATCAAGAAATACTTTGGAGATGAAGCCGACTACGCGGAAAAGGTGTTTACCTGCGAGAGCGGACTGAACCCACTGGCTATAAACAAGAACACCGATAAAGCCAGGTCCACCGACCGGGGGATCGCCCAGCTCAACGATCACTGGCAGAAAGCCAGGTTCGAGAAAATGATGGGTGTGCCGTTCGAGGTTGGGGCGCACGATACGGACTTGAATCTGCGCTATGCAAAGTGGCTCTGGGATAACTCCGGTCCTGGTATGTGGGTTTGTACGAGAATCGTGAAATGAGTAGACAAGACTGGTTGCTAATTATCGGGGCAATCGGCGGATGGGGACTGATCTGGATGTCGGTGCACAACGGACTTCGGTCATTAGCCCAGCACTAGACCATACGGAAGACACCCGAGCAATTTTCCTTTAAGCAGGCAACCGTCAGATCCTTGACGCCCGCCCGAAAGACGCACGGCTTGGCCTTCAAACACGGGTCGGCCTGGTACTTCAGAAGAGAACTCGAACCACGCGCCTTGCCGCGGTCCGGTGAGAACCACCAGGCGTCGGCCTTGCCCATCCCCTTGGTGTCGCCCGGCTTCACAAAGTCACCCTTGGCGTGCTCCGGCTTCGCATACCCCATGCTGGTCATCAACGCCTCGAACTGGCCGTCTCCGGGCTTCCAGTGCGCTCCCAGACCCAACAGCGGGTGCAGCCCAACCTCTTCACATAACTCGACAAATTGCTTGGAATGAAAGCCGCCCTTACAGCTCTTGAACGGCTCACCTTTGAACCGCTCTGAGCCGGCGTTGGCTCCGGTTTCCTGATAGAGGTGGACCGTTTCATGGAGCAGCGATTCGGCGTGCTCCCACATTGGGCGGTGGAGGTACTTGGCGTTAATCGAGATTTCCCAGGGCAGACCAACGGCGTTGGGGATCAGCCGGTAGGCGGCGAGGGTGTCAACGCGGAGATCATCAATCGCGATGACGGCCTGGGGTAGACGGGCTTGGCCATCAGTGGGGGCGAAGAGGAAGCGACGGAAGCTGTCGTAGAGGGTGTACAGCTCGTTGGCGTTGTCGCGGTGGGTCCAGTCCTTGCTGGCTTCTGACCCAACGTAGCCGCGAATGGTTTTGTTTGGAGCTTCCTTTGAAGTCATTGTTGACGGTATTCTACCATATTGTGTTTTGTATACTATATTGATACTATTCTTGTATGTCAAAGACACAAATACATATCGTAGTACCTGTTGAAATGCTTGAACTGATAGATCAATGCGCTGCCGCGTTATTAATGACCCGTTCAGAGTTTATCCGCGACCTTCTACGCAGAGAGATTGTGGAGTTCGAGAATCATGAAGAAAATCACGTTAACTAAAGGTTTCGAGGCGATTGTTGACGATGAGGACTACGAACGCCTTGTATGGTTGAAGTGGCACGCCTCAGCTATTACTCCCCCGAACAATGCCTACGCTAATCACACATTACTCGCCAACGGCAAGCGATTTCGCGTGCTGATGCACAGGCTCATCATCGGAGCACCGCCAGATGCCATGGTTGATCACATCAACGGCAATCCTCTGGATAATCGGCGCTCTAACCTCAGACTTTGTGACCGATACACAAATATGGCTAACCGGAAGTGTTCGATTCTCAGCACTACTGGGATCAAGGGAGTGAGTTACGAACCAAGGGTGAAATACAAGCCGTGGCGAGCGAGGCTACGCTACCACAATAAGAGCTATTCCCTCGGTGGGTATGCAACCGCTAAGGAAGCAGCATTGGCCTACGACAGAAAAGCTAGAGAACTTAGTGGAGAATTTGCACTTTTGAACTACCCAACCTCACGGTAATTCAACATACCGCTTGGTTGTGAGACAGTTTAACATAACGTGTAAAACGCCTTCATTTAAGTGAGGTCTAGGCGGGCAGCCATTTGCGGGTAATCCACGACGCCTGACCGGTAATCAGGGTGACGGTTTCACTCCCGTGGGACGAACATGCCGATGTTTGTCCAATGGTAGTGAACTTTTCGGTCCGTAGGCTGGTCTGAACCTGGATTGAGGGCACTTCTCCAGGCGTGATCACTACCTTTACATCGAGCGCGGCGAGCGCCAACCGCTTCATCTCGTAGTCAAACGAACCTAACGCCTGGCGCATCGCCCGGACGTGCTCCACCGCCGCTGCCTGGTTTTCGGCCGAGCGTTTCAAACCTCGTTGCCGGAGCCGCAGCTCGGTCACGTCTTTGCTCAGCATCTCCTTCTGCTTTTTGAGTAACGCCGTCTCCTGCTCGATTTTGGCTTTGTCCAGATTTGGGTCCCGGTAGGCCCGAATGATTAGAACCTGTTCGGCGTCGAGGCGATCAAGCCGCTTTTCTTTGAGCTTGATCTCAGCGGTCAGGCTCTCATTGACACCGTCCTGGCTGGCCAGCTGCAACAGAATAAGGTCGGGGTTGTCCAGAATCGTTTTAATGTCACCCCAGACGTGCTCTTCGATGGGAATGGCCGGCAGCTCCTTGGCCTTACAGATCTTCGGGCGGTAGTGCGCCCCGAGGGTCCCAGCGCAGCGATAGTAGTGGTGAGGGCCGTATTTGCCCTTGACGGTATGACCGCTCATCGGCGACGAGCAAAAGGCACAGCTCAAAAACCCGGTCACCAGAAAATCCCGTCCCTTGCGACTGACCGGCCGGAAGTGCGGGTTGTCGAGCCGCTGAGCCGCTGCGGCGAACAGTTCGTCAGACACGATGCGCGGCGAGGCCCCGATGATCTCAACCCAGGTTGCCGGGTCGGTCTTCATGGTCCGGGACCGCTTGCCATCGACCTTGATCCACTCCCGGCGGCCGGTGTAGGTCCGCCCGGTGTAGACATCGTTGCGCAAAATATTCAAAACGGTCCTAGGGTTCCACAGCTTGCCACTCAAGCTGGTGACGCCCCGTTCGGCTAGTTGGTTGGCGATGTAATGGGTGCTCTTGCCACTGGCCGACTGCTCGAACATCCAGCGCACCACGACGGCTTGCTCCTCGTTAATCGTCCGGACGCCGGTGTCTTTTGAGTAGATGTAGCCATAGCAGCCAATGTTGGTGCCGTGGGGGATTTTGCCGGCCTTGGCACGTTCGATTTTGCCGCGGCCGGTACGTTCGGAGATCTTCTCGCGCTCGAGCTCGGCCATGAACGAGCGCAACGCCAGCACCATCCGACCCATCGGATTCGACTCAAACTTTTCGGTGACAAAGTCGAGGGTGACGCCGTGGGTTTCGGCTTCATCGAGCAGGATGCCGACGTGGTTCTGGTTGCGGCTGAGCCGATCCACCGCGTAGGCGATGACCGTATCGAGCGCCTTATCGCGCATCAGTTTGCGCAGCTTGTGCAGCCCGGGGCGGTTGAGGATGGCCCCGGAAGCCGTGTCGGAGATGATGTCCTGCACCACCACCCAGCCTTGCTCCTTGCAGTATTTCTGGATAGCCTCGCGCTGGCTCTTGAGGCTGATCAATTGACCCAAGAGAGTATAATGTGCCAATAGCCCAATTGAATGTCTAAAGAACGCTCCGTCCCAGAAAAAGCCATCCAAGCCCAGATTCTTCAGTACCTCGCCTATTCCGATGTCCTGGCCCAACGCAACAACGCCGGCATGCTGCGCGCCTCGTACATCACCAAAGCAGGGGCGGTCCACGACCGGATGGTGAAGCTCGGCACCGCTGGCTGGCCCGACGTCATCGGGATGCTTGGCACCACCTACGGCAGCCACGCCGGCCAGTTCCTCGGCATCGAAGTCAAACGCCCGGGGAATAAACCAACCGAGATCCAAACGATGAAGCTCGATCAGATCACCGAGTACGGCGGCCTGGCCTTCTTGGCCTGGTCTCTCGACGATGTTGTTGCCAAGCTCGAACCGCTGCGCACCGGCACCAGCTACCGCAACTTCAAGCTCAATCAGCTCCGTCAGGAGGCCAATGGAACGAGCTGATAAGCGCAAGGAACGGGAAGCTCAGCCACCACCTCCCCCGGTCCAGCCCAACCGCGAGGAGCCCATCCCACCGGCCGAAACCTGCCGGGTCTGCCTCCCAACCCTGAGAGCGATGTGTGTTGGCTTACCTAATGTCGGACGGATCTATATGCGCTTTCCCACCGGACAATATTTAACAACCAACCAACCAATAGCCGAGTGCCCCACCAGAATTGACGCCATTGATGAAGGCTTCCAACGCTTGGCTGTCGCCATGCGCGAGGGACGGAGGATACGCGGATAGCCCTCCTGAAACTGTTATTGCTCCTACCGCTATTGCCCTTTGCTATCTGGTACCAGTATAAGTACGTCCGTTTCTATGACGAGAATGACGTGGTAGAATAGGTCAAATGGCACATCCAGGCGGACGACCAACTAAATATTATCCAGGGATGGTTCAGGAACTCGATGAGTATCTACGGACCACCGGCCGCGAACAAACCTCTCTTCCAACCGTCGAAGGATATTCCCTGTGGCTTGGAGTAGATGACGACCAGATCAATGAATGGACCAAGCGCTATCCCGAGTTTCACGCCGCTATTAAAAGATTAAAGGCGTTACAGAAGAACCAATTGATGGAAGACGGCCTCTACGGCGGCAAGGAAGTCAACTCCACCATGGCGATCTTCTTACTCAAGGTTAACCACGCGATGGTCGAGACCTCCCACACTGATATCACTACCGCGGGCAAACCACTGCCACTCCTCACCGGTCTCGATGTATCAGATAAGGAAGAGCCCAGCGACTAATCCCGATGTCAAGGTTTGGGAAAATACCATGGAATAAAGGCAAAAAAGGTGTCCAACCTGTCTCAGACGAAACCCGGCGTAAGTTAAGTATTGTCCGTTTGGGTAACACGAACAACCTGGGGAAAAAGCGTACACCTGAACAAAGAGCTAAGCATCGACTTTGTCTTAAGAGAGGCAACGAACATTACGCAAAGAGATAACTGGACATGTCAGACCTGTGGACAGCGCGGGGTTTACCTAGAAGCTCATCATATCCAAGCCTGGGCGTTATTCCCGAGGCTGAGGTATTTGTTAGACAACGGTGTGACTTTGTGCAAGGCGTGTCATTCGTTAACCAATAACTACAAAGGAAAATGCCGTATCAGATAACCACAGCTCTACGGAAGCTGAAACAGCTCACCAAGCGGATTAGAGGCGTCTCCGGCGGCACCTCGGCCAGCAAGACCATCTCCATCCTCCAGATCCTGATCGACCAGTGTCAGCGCGACACCAGTCCCCAGGTCACCAGCGTCACCTCAGAATCAATGCCCCACCTCAAACGGGGCGCTATCCGCGATTTCAAGAACATCATGATCGAGCACGGCTACTGGAATGACGCCCGCTGGAACGCCACCGACTTTATCTACACCTTTGAATCCGGCACCCCGCTCGAGTTCTTCTCCCTCGATATGCCCCACAAGGTCCGGGGTCCACGACGCAAGCGCCTGTTCATTAATGAGGCCAACAACATCCCGCTGGAGACCTTCGACCAGCTCGAGGTCCGAACCGAGGATGTCGTCTGGCTGGACTGGAACCCGACCAACGAGTTCTGGTTCTACACCGACGTCTTCCCCAAACGCAGCGACGTGGATTTCATCACCCTGACCTACCAGGACAATGAGGGGTTGCCCGAGAGCATTGTCAAGTCGATCGAGGCCCGGCGCGAGAACAAGAACTGGTGGCGGGTCTACGGGGAAGGGCAGCTGGGTGAAGCCGAGGGTCGGGTCTACACCGGCTGGGCGGTCATCGACGAGGTTCCCCACGAAGCCCGGTTGCGCCGCTACGGTCTCGACTTTGGCTACACCAACGACCCGACCGCGATTGTGGCGATCTACGAATATAACGGCGGCTATATCTGGGATGAGGCGGGCTACCAGAAGGGGCTGAGTAACAAGAACATTGCCGACCTGCTGAGCAACCTCGAACGGGCCCTGGTGGTCGCCGACAGCGCGGAGCCGAAGTCGATTGACGAGATCAAGACCCACGGCATTAACATCATCCCGTCCCAGAAGGGACCAGGCAGCGTCTTGCAGGGGGTCCAGTATGTCCAGGATCAGCGGATTAGTGTCACTAAACGCTCGGTCAACCTCCTTAAGGAGTACCGCAACTACCTCTGGATGACCGACAAGGAGGGCAAGATCATCAACGTGCCCCAGGACTACCTCAACCACAGCATGGACGCCGGGCGCTACGGCATGGAGAGCCTAAAACCACGCCAGGGCTTCCAGCTCCCACCCACCTACGAACCATCCGACAAAGTTATTGGTGTCTAGGCTTCTTACGAAATTCGTACGGGACATGATGTCGTGATGGTTGTACCGTTAATACAGAGGGAGGTGATAGCAATGACAGTAGCAGATGAAAAGAAATTGGAAGATCTCCAATGGAAAGCCGCGAACCGCCAAATCGACGGGAATGGACAGGATGAGCTCGACCGCTTAACCGCCCAGATCCGCGAGGAACGCAATCAACCGGACGGAAGTGAGTCGGGCGTCGTCAATGACGCCAATCACGACGGTCTACCGGAAAGTCAGGCTGACAAAAGCGATTCACGTGACGACCGAAGGGCTCGTGACGAAGATGAGGACAGAAAACCTCGAGTCGCCGGCGCAGCAGGAGTGACGAAAACCTCGAACTTTAAGGGTTAAGTCTTCCCCTGAGCCGATGGCTGTCGGCCAGGATGAATGCTGAACTTCAAGAAGGTTCGTAATTTTATCCATACCGCCCACTTCCACCTCTTAATGATGGGGCTCTGGGGTACCCTGCTCGTTCCCACCATCCTGCTCTGGCGTGAGAGTATCGCCTGGGTGGTGTTCATGAGCTGGTACGCCAACTTCGTCGGTCACTGGGGCTCGTATCAAGCCGCCCGAACCGAAGAGAAGCAAGACAAAGTCTGGGCCCTGCTTGACTCGATGTCAGGCCTGATGTATTACCAGCTCAGTCCCAATGGCCACCTATCGCTCTACCGCTAAAACAGAAGAAGAACTCGGCAAAGAGATTTCCGAACAATACCTGCTCTCCAAACGCTACCTCGACCCGCTCCACGAACGCTTCAACGCCCAGGAAGAGCTCTACCGCACCTATATTAATCCCGCTCAGTATCCCCACAACGCCAGGGTCTTTGACCCCCGGATCTTCCGCGTCATCGAAACCATCACCCCACGAATGGTGGCTAACGAACCGATGGGTTCCTTCTATCCGACCGAGAGTGGTGACGTTGCCACCGCCCATATCCTGAACGCCTTGATGAAATATGACTGGCGACGGGCCGAGATGTTCCCCAAGATGGTCATGTTCGTCAAGAGCATGTTGATCTTCGGCACCGCCTTTGGCCGCACCCACTGGGACTTCCGCGAGACCGAGAAAACCCGGATGGTGCCCAAGAAACTCAATGGCCGGCTGGTCTGGAGCCCGAAGAATAAGGAGCAGATCAAGGTCACCGAGTTCGACGGCCCGAACTTCGAGGTCTTGAATATCTACGACTGTTTCCCCGACCCGAATGCCACCTCACTCTCCTCGATGCGCTGGTTTATTTACCGGATGTTCAAGACCTACGACGAGCTGGTTAGTGAAAATGACGCTCGGGGCGCGGAGTACTGGAAGAACCTCCCCGAGTTAAAGAAGAAGATGGACGATGCCAAGAAGGGCGAAGGCAACCACACTGGCAAACCTGACGACATGCAGTACCGCGAACATCGCCGGCTGATGCTGTCGACCCAGGAGCTGGTCGGCGAAGACACCTCCAACCCCGAGTTCACCATCCTGGTCCGGTACACCCGCGAAGGCTGGTGCTCCATGGTGCCGGAGATGGGGAACCTGATCATCCGTGAAGTCGAAAACCCCTATTTCCATGGCGAACTGCCACTCATCCACGGCGTGGACTATCCGTACCCCGGCGAGCTCTACGGCATGGGCGAGATTGAGCCGTTAGACCGGATTCAACGGGCGATTAATGCGGTGCTCAACCAGCGGCTCGACAACGTCCAGCTCACCTTACGGACGATGTGGAAGGTCAAGAAGGATGCCGGCGTCGATATGCACACCCTGGTCTCAGCCCCTGGCAATATCGTCACCACCGATGACATGACCGCGGTGGAAGCCCTCCAGACCCCTGACGTCACCGGTCCAACCTTCGTCCAGACGATGAACTACCTGACCGCAGCCCTCCAGAACGGCTCGGGCATCACCGACTACACCCAGGGCATTCAGTCCGGAGCCAACACGACCAACGACACCGCCACCGGGGTCCGGTTGATCCAGCAGGAAGCCAACGCCCAGTTCAAACTGAAGATTCAGCTCTTTAACCACATGGTCGTCCAGCGAATCGCCAACCAGTGGAAGGACCTCCGGATTCAGTTCACCACCGAGCAGCAGAAGACCCGCATCCTCGGTAAGGACATCATTAATTACTTACGCGACAACACCAAGCTGACCCAGACCGACCTCGACGGTGAGGCGATCATGCCGGGGGAGCTCGACAAACAGGCCAAGCTCGAGGTGGGGGGCGACGAGTCGTTCGGGTTCATGACCCTCTTACCCGAAGACATCCAACCGGGCACCGCCGGCGACTTCGATTTTATTTCCCAGGTCTCCCAGGACATGCTGAACGACCCGATCGCCTTGCAACAGAACTTCTTCGCCGCCACCGACCGGGTGACCAACCCCCAGTTCGTTCAAGGGCTGGCGATGCAAGGCAAGATGCCGAATTACGTCTCGATCGCCCAGAAAACCTACGACAAACTCGAGCTGGGAATTGAATCGGCGGAGATGATCACTGACCTGCCACAGCAACCCGCGCCACAGGCCAACGGCCAGCCAGGAATGCCCGGTCAACAGGCCCAACCGTTAGGGGATGAAGACATCGCCAGTGTCCTCGGGGCCGCGCAACAGGGCAACCAGGGTATCAGCGAGATGATCAGCGCCGGCGTGCCACAGCCCGGACAAGCGCCGCCGGGAATGGAAGGAGGGCCACTTGGATAACGACGAAGCTCGAATCAAAGAACAGCAAGAGGCGTTCCGACAGGAGGCCATCAACCGGGGAGCCGCCTTCGAAGAGATGACCAAGTCGAAGGGCTGGGAACTGGTCAAAGCCTTTATCGAGAACAAGGTCAAGACCTTTGCCAACGGCGCGATCGTCGCGGGTTTTGAGAACATGGAGACCTTTAACCTGGAGCGCGGCAAGGTCGAAGGGTTGCGCCAGCTCCTGTCGGAAATCGAATCGAGCATGACGGTGCTGCGAACCAGTCGGGAGGAAGACCATGGCACATAAACTCCCCTACCTCCCCGCCACCGAGGACAAAGAGTTCTGGGAAGACGCCGAGGTCCAGCATCACACCCCGGTCCGGGTCAATCTCTGTTCGACCCACACCCGAGAGAACTGGACCACCCACACTGGCTACGTCTGGAACGCCGATGGTTCGATTAGTTGCCAGCACTGCCCCTGGGGAACGAAGCTGGCCGGCTATTACCGGGTCCAGAATGGCTGTGTCATTGACTTGCGGACTCGCACGACGAATTAGATCCCTGCGCCCGTGGAGCGGCCTAATTCGTCTTGGGATGCCACAAGCATCTGGTTCCTGGTAACCCTAAACCTCGCTAACTTTAAACATTGGCTGTTCTGCGTTCCAGTCTGAACGTTGCGAAAGGGGGTGATATTTGTGGATAACAATCAATCACCAGAGGAGCGAAACGCTCAACTGCTGCAAGAGGCTCTCGATCAACATCAGGTAACTGATGTAGACGGGACCGTCAACGAGGGGAACGACACCTACTCGGAGGAACCAGCACCTCAAGAAGAAACGACTGTGGACGACGCTGCAACGGGAGAGAACCCGGCGGAAGAGGAATCACCAGCTCCCAAGGCTGAGGAGGAATCGACTGAAACAACCTTCGCAGAAGATGACGCAGGTAAACGGTATGTCCCTGAAAGCAGGTTCAAAGAGGTTTACGGAAAACAGAAAGCATTAGAACGAGAGCTTGAGGCGTATCGACGCCAGCAGGAAACTGCGCCAGCTCCGATGCCCCAGATTCCGCTCCCTCAAGAATCCTTCCAGCCGCTGGATCAAACCGCGGCCTTAGAGATGGAAGTGCTGAAGACGACATTGCCTCAGTTCGACCCCAGCGCTCCGGAATATAACCGGGACCTGGACGAAGAAGGCTCTCTGATTTACATGGCGAGCATGAAGCGCGATAAGAAGGGGAATGAAACCCCCGGAATTACTCGCATTCAAGCCGCCAAGATGGCTATCGAGCGTGCTCGACGGTTCACCAAGGATCAGGTTGCCATTCAAGCTGAAGCCCGGCAGGTCAAAGCCCAGACCGCCGACCAGGGCATCACGAGCCGCGTACTCAACCGCCAGGCGACCGAAGACGTCCCGAGCGCGAATGCGTCAGATGAGGAGCTGGAAGCGTACCTCAGACGAACAGGCCAGTGGTAACACGCTCCGACTGGAGGTGACTTACATATGGCAATAGATAGTGCAAAAACTTTAACAAGCGGAACGTCGTCATTGGCAATCAAAAACCGATACTACGACCAACTGTTCTTGCGAATCGCCGAGCAAAAGTTTGTCCACAAACAGATGGGACAAATGAATCGTAAAATCGGGAAGGGCGAAGGCGGATACGGCACCGGCGTCGTCTACTGGACTCGTTGGACCAACTTACCACTCGTAACTGTCGGACAAGGCGAAGGTGTTCCTACCACCGCCGTTCAGATGACCGCTGCGAACGTAACTGGATCAACAGCTCAATACGACGCTGCTGTATCAATCTCGGACTTAATGGCGTACACGTCCTTTAGTGACATCATGAAAGAAGTTATCAGCCGATTGGCGTACAACGCCGGTCAGTCGATCGACTCCATCGTCCGTGACGCGATCTCAAACTCCGGGACCTTCCAAGCAACCGGGGGCATCACCGCTACCGCCAACTACACCGCTATTCCTTCAACCGCAACCTTCAGTATCGCTGATGTTCGACGCGCAAACCGCACGTTACAACGAAACGATACCCAGGAACTGGACGGAGGTGGCTGGGCTGGCGTGATCCATCCTGATGTTCTATATGATCTTCAGGCTGACACCACCACTGGTGGCTGGATTGATGCAAACAAATACACTGACAACAACGCCAACAAACTCATGACGGGTGAAGTTGGGAAGTTGATGGGTGTGCGATTCTTAGAAACCTCAAACGCAAAAGTGCGAGGACTCGGAGTTACGACATCCGGTCAGGTCTACGTCACTAACATCGTTGGTAAGGATGCATTCGGGGTTACCGAACTGCAAGACTTAAAGACCTACGTCAAACCATTTGGTTCTGGCGGAGTAGCTGATCCAACCGATAAAGTAGCAACCGCAGGTTGGAAAACGACTTTTGGCGTCTCGATTTTGAACCCAGCGTTCATCGTCAACGTTCATAGCGCCGTTTCTTCAACAGCGTAAGCTGGTGATAGGTTCGAAGGGGAGTTGCTCTTGCTCCCCTTCTTGCAAATAGTTGCCGAAAAGAGTATATTCGGCCTATCTCGCCCATGCCAACCGTTAAATACACACCACCCTGGGCCGCTTACGAAAAAGATCTCCGGTCTGATGACGCCGCTGTTGCGATAAAAGCGACTGAAGCCTTCGACGAAACCCGCAAACAAGAACTCAAAACCTCTGCCAAAGCCCGCAAGTTCGAGAAAGCTCGCAAACAAGAGTGGGCCGACGCCAAACCCGAATGGGCCCGCAAGCGCCAGGCCAAGCAAGCCGCTCCATTACAGGCCATGCTGACTGGCCTCAAGCAAGGTGGGACGTTCAAGACCAGATTTAAGAAGGTGATGCCCGGGTTTGTCCTGGTGCAACTCGATCCTCTCCCCGAGACCACCGACTGTGGCATCGTGCTCGACACCACCACCTCTCCGGTTGACCACAACACCGGCGTCATCCTCCAGATTGGTGATCAGCTGACCACCCTCCACACCACAGTCCAGCCACCGGCCACGCGCGGGGATCACGTCATGTTCAAAAAGGGGCTGCCGGGCCTCCAGTTACAAGTCCAAGGCGAAGCCTGTCTGTTGATGACCTGGGATGACCTGCTGGGGGTGCTTGATGCCTAAGGTTTCGGTCATCGTCTCAACATATAACCGTCCTGAGAGGCTTAAAAAGGCGGTTGAATCGGTGCTTGCCCAGACGTACGGGGATTGGGAACTACTACTGGTCCATGACGGCCCCACGAACTGGCCCGAAGACTTGCCGGCTGACGACCGCATCCGCCGCTACTCCCTCCCCGAGAACTTTGGCAACGATACCCGCCCCAAGAATCACGGCATCATGCAGGCCGAAGGGGAGTACGTCGCCTTCTTGGACGATGACAACGTTTGGCGGCCCGATCACCTGGCCGCTTTAGTGAAACTCCTCGAGGACCATCCCGAAACGGCGCTGGTCTACGGTGACCGTTGGCTGGTGGATGAAACTGGTCAGGGTCAAGGCAACCGGCTGGGCATCTCGCACGATTTTGACCCCTTCCTCCTCCGCAGCCGCAACTACATCGACACCTCCGATGTGCTGGTTCGCAAGAGCGCCCTGGAAGCGGTTGGTGGATTCGACGAGCGCTACCAGAAGTACATCGACTGGAACCTCTGGCTGCGACTGGCCAAGGCTGGCTACAAATTCCGTCGCTGTCCGCTGATCCTGACCGACTACACCCTCCACGCTGATATGAAATCAGTCCGGATTAAGGATGAGAACACCAGCGCCGAGCAGCCCTTCCGGCCGGCGTGGGACCCCTTCGATTGCGAGATAGAACTGGGCTATGTAGGTAAGGAACCGAAGCAACCACGGGTGGCCATCTTCACTCTGACCTACTACCGCCTGACCGAGACCAAACCCTGCTTCGAGAGCCTGTACAAGACGGCCGGCTACCACTTCACCCATGTCATCGTGGACAACGGCAGCACCGATGGCACCAAGGAATGGCTCGACCAGCGGGATGTCGCCAGCCAGTACGTCATCCATAACGAGGTGAATAAGGGAATCTCCATCGCCTCCAACCAGGCGCTCGATGCCATTAAGGTCGAAGGGGACTACGACATCATCGTCAAGGTCGACAACGACTGCTTCTTCATCACCGAGGGCTGGCTGGCCAAGATGGTCGAGATCTGGAAGAGCGATCACACCGTGGCCCTCTCCTGCTACGTCCAGGGGCTCAAACATAACCCGGGTGGCGCACCCCGCTACGGTTACAAAGTCATTCGTGGTGAGAACCTCGGCTTTACCCAGCACCTCGGCGGGATCTGTCACTTCGTCGACGCCCATGCCTACGACACCTGGCGCTGGCCCGAAGACGAATTCCTCCACGGGATGCAGGACCTGGAGTTTTCGCAGCACCTCGATTCCCAGGGCTACGGCATGGCCTACCTTGAGAACTATTACTGCTCGCACGGACTGACCGGAACCGCCGGCCAGGAAGCCCGTTACCCCGGCTACTTCGAGCGCAGACGTGACGAAAAGCGAACCAAATATCATGAACCGCGCAAATCTTAGCAATATCAACGATGCGACTAACGATGAGTTGCGCGGTACAAAGCCCAATACTCGCGTTGCTTCGTGCGATTCTTCTCACGCCAAGCCAGGTGGCGTTTTCCTTCACACGGACGACAAGTCTTCAGCGACTTTGTTAAATCAGCAGGAGACACTTGTTGCTTACAACGTGGACATATCCTTCCGAAAGTCTTCCAAGAATCGTGTCTTATCTGTTTCTCGTAATTCAGGTGTTCAGCGATCGTTGGGAACAACATCAAGTTCTCGGGTCGGTTATCACTCTTGTCATGGTTTATATGGTGAATGGTCTCCCCAGGGAGGAGTTGCCGACCCATCTTCTTCTCCATCACAACCATGTGCTCGTAAACATAGCCTTTTGAGTCTGCTTTGTGATGGTCTGGCTCGTTTAGTAGCTTATACCCTGCTGCATTTACGTAAAAGCCTCCATTCCAGTTCCAATGCTTTCTTCCTTTCGGTAGGGTCATATAAGTACATTAACATTGTGTTTATGCAAAGTCAAACATGAAAAGAGCGAATCCAATCAATCTGAATAGTGCCGAATATTGGAATACTGTCTACGCCGGCACGGAGAACCGTGAGGCCTACCGCCAGAACGAGAAGGGCGTCTCGACCGAGGACACGACCCACCGCTTTTTACAGACCCTGTCACTCATTAAGGATGGCGATCGCGTGCTCGATATCGGCTGCGGGATCGGCTCGCTGACCTCCCGGATTAAAGAGCGCTACCCGAATGCCGAGGTCTGGGGTGTCGACATTTCTGACCAGGCGATTGAAGAAAATAAGAACGAGCACCCCGGGATCACCTACCTGGTTGGCAACGTCGAAGAGGGTCTGGTGGACACTGGCGTCGAGTACTACGACGTCGTCTTCAGCGGTGAAACGCTCGAGCATCTCGACACGCCGGCGCGGTTATTCCAGGCGGCCTTCCGAGCCCTGAAACCGGGCGGAACCCTGATTGTCACCACCCCGCGCGAGGATCACATCACCACCCCCGAACACACCTGGTTTTACAGTAAAGACGACATCCGAACCCTCTTTACCGAGAACGGGTTCAGCGCGCCCCGGTTTGTCGACCTCCCCGACAACGAGGGCTACTACGTGTTCTTCGCCGTGGGGGAGAAAGACCCCCCGGATGAAACACGTCTCGCTTGACATCCACGACGGCTCGGTGCTGCGGACCCGGATGGACCTGTTGCTCCAGTACAAGGAACACTACCCTGACTTTAAGGTCTCGCTCTTTTGGATTCCCTTTGACGCCGAGCTCGAGATCAGCCAGCAACGGTTACTCCGTGGTGAGCTGCTCGAACGAATAAAAGAGAACCTCGACTGGATTCAGCTGATCCCGCACGGGTTGACGCATATGCCTCAGGAATTTCTGCGCTGCGATCGCGCCACGATGCAGGACACCCTGGCCACCATCGACGAAGCGATGACCAAGGACGGTTTGCCCTACGAGAAAGGCTTCTGCGCCCCGTACTGGCTCTGGAACAAAGACGTTGTTGACGTGCTCGACGAGGCCGGTTGGTGGGGAGCCGTCGACCGCAACCAGCCCGGGATGCTGAAGACCAAACGCTTCTACGAATATAGCCACTCAATTGACGAGCCGTTCTGGACCGACGACCGCGAGATCACCAAGCTCCACGGCCACATGACCGGACCCTCGGCCAACGCGCTCGAAGCCAACCTGGCCAGTCTGCTCCACATCGAACCCGACGCCGAGTGGCATTTCATTACCGATTACCTAGAGGAGAAGGCGTGAAAGTTCGGGCGTTTCCCAACAGCTCAGGGTCACGCTACTGGCGATTAGAGGATCCGTTTAAAGCCCTCCGCAAACGCGGGATCGACGCCCAGGTGGTGGAAGGCGGCATCACCGAGGCGGTGGCGAACGAGGCCGATATTTACGTCTTACAGGGCACGATCGACAAGGATGGACTGGCCTTGCTCTATGAGTATCAGCAGGAGCGCGGCAAGAAGATTGTCATCGACGCCGATGACTTCCCCGAGCTGAATCCCGACAACCCCCACCAGATCGAACACGACCTGACCGACGCCCTGCCGGTCATCACCCGGATGCTGGAAGTCGCCGACCTGGTGACCACCACAACCCAGCACCTGGCCTACCGACTGCGCGACCTGAATAACAACGTCAAGGTGCTGCCCAACCTGATGGACCTCGAACGCTGGGACCTGCCAAAGCGCCATAACACCTCGCCCTTCATCCGGATTGGCTGGGCCGGGTCGATTACCCATCTCGACGACCTGAAGCTGCTGGTCACGCCGCTCACCCGGATCTGCCGGGAATTTCCCCACGTCCAGCTGATCTTCGTCGGTGACCTGCGGGCGCGTTCGCTCTTCCCGGACTGTCAGGTCGAAGTGATGGCGGGAGTCGCGTTCGAGCAGTGGCCGGCCAAGCTGAATACGTTGGCCCTCGATATCGGGCTGGCTCCCTTGCGCGATACCCCCTTTAACCGCTGCAAGAGCAACATCAAGTGGCTCGAATACGCGATTGCCCAGGTGCCGGGGATCTTCTCGCCCATGGTCTACCAGTACTCGGGGTTTGAACCGAAGTTCGGTCATATCGCCTATAACGACGAACAGTGGTACCAGGCGATCAAGATGTTGATTCAGTTTCCCCAGCTCCGGGCGGAGGCGGCCGACAGTTCCTATCAGCTGGTCAAGCATAAGTTTGACTTAGGTCGGGGCATCCACAAATGGGAGGACGCGTATCAGGGACTTGTTGACACGAAGTAACGCCCATGTTAAACCAGAAGTAACTCAACCCTATGGCCAAAGCCTACGCACTTGAATACACCGCTGCACAAGTTCTCAGCTCGTCCTTTGACGAGGACCTTAACGCCATCGCGGTCTACGTCGCCGATGGCCCAAGCAGCGCCGGTAGCACCGTCTCGGGTAACGCCTCCAACACCGATGGCACCTCGACGTCACTCATCGCCGCGCAAGGCGCAGGGGTCCGGACCTACCTGACCGATATCACCATCACCAACATGTCAGCGACGAACATCTATGTCGAGATTAAGGACGGCACCACTACCAAATATACGTTTCCGGTGCCTGCCAATGGCGGCGTTACCCATAGCTTTGCCACACCACTCCGCGGAACCGCCAACACCGCCTGGAACTTTGACCCATCCGCGGCGACCACGACCGTCTATTGCTCAGCATCTGGCTATACCAGTACCACTTAAAGTGATATAATAACAATATAGATTATGGCAAACGAAATTAGAACTAAGAATATAGCTCAAGCAGGATTCACCATCACACTAGCCTCACTGGCCAATGGATCAGCCAGGCAATCAACACTGAATACTAACTCGAACAATTATCCAGCAGCCCTGATCAACCTCAAGATTACCTCTGGTGGTTCAGCCCCTACAGCAGGTGCAGTGTACGAAGTGTATCTGCTCAGAAGTGATGGAGCCATTGCTGACGATAACGCGGGTGCCTCAGATGCGGCTATCACTATTGAAAACGCACCCTGTATTGGTACCATTGTCGTAACTGCCACTACTGCCAAAGCCTTCTATGGGGTATTCGATACCTCTCCTTATGGGCCACTTGGCCCCACCTGGGGCATTGCAGTCAAAAACTCATCTGGTAACGCACTATCGACTACTGGAGGAGATCACGACTACAACTACTCCTACTACGTCCCAGAAATACAATAACCTATGGCTAGGCGATTCTTTGGTGCCAACGATACTATTACTGTACAGGCAGGCGGGATGTCTGGTGTTCAGTCAGACATCTCTGCATTTGTACTATTCAAGCCAACCTACTTTAACTCAGCAGCCAACCAGATTATTCTCATCATTGGTACAGGGGTGAATTCCGGCAACGGCTATGCGATATATTTAGCTGGAGATGGAAGGATTAAGCTGGACATCGCATACATTGCGAGCGGTGATAGTGGGGTCCACGTAAAGTATGGCCAATGGAACGCCCTCTGCCTAGTTAGAAGGGCAAGTGATTCAAAATGGATCTTATTTGTCAATGGAAGAAAACAGTCTACTAACATTCCTACTAATAATTCGTTCGGTCCAAACCAAAACTACACGATTGGTTCAAATATGAATTCAAGCAGCGTACAGAGCAATCCATTTGTTGGGGAGATTGCTACCGCTGCCTTTTGGGATGTGCCTCTAACTGATGCTGTAATGTTTGGTCTTACCAGTATGCGCTTAGATCCTCGTAACGTTCTCAAGACCAAATTGAGACAATTCCACGAGCTCAAGAGTAGACAAAGCACTGAGGTCCCATTATTTGTAGGGTCCTCTCTAACCGCCACCGGTACAGCGAATTCGACTGAACCCCGACCCAGACAGTTGACGAGTAGACGACAGTTCATGAACAGCTTCATAACGTTTGGAAATGCGGCAGCCGTCAGTGCTGGACAGAGCCGCAACCTCCTACTGCTCGGAGTCGGCTAGACAACCTGTGATATACTTTCCTTACACAACTAATGCGATACCTCTTGTCTTTCATCATTGGCGTCATTCTCACCTTCATCCTCGCCACGACCGCCAACGCTGCTGAACTTCTGACCGCTCCCTGGCATGTCCAAATCAGCGGCGGCCATGATGTCAACCTTTATCAATCGGTGTCCCCGAATGTCTTAAACGGCATGAGTTCGCTGACCCTGACTTACAACCTCAACGGTCACTGTCTTCGCTCCGGGGGCGACTCTTCGATCATCTTCGACCAGAATGGCTGGAAGCGAATTTACCTTGCCAACTACGGGACCAACTGCTTGAATGGCAACCAGACCGTCACCATACCGCTCTCCGACTTCACCGGCCTCAACACCACCCAGAACCTGACCGGGTCGTTTCACTCACGCTTCTGGCACAACCTGCCCGTCGTGTTCGATATCACCTCAGCCGTGCTTAATCCCGCTGTCACTCCAAGCTGGCCCATCCAGGCGGTTGACACGATGAAAGACTCCAAAGACAAGGTTTGTAACCAACTCTCGGATGCGACCATCACCTCACGGATTGCCAAGGCCAAGGCGCTTGGAGTCACCCACGTCGCGATTGCTACACCCTACCAGAACCCGGGTTGTGGCGATTCACTGGCCTACACCGGACGCTGGATCACCGCTATCCGCGCCCAAGGCTTAAAAGTCTGGCACCGCCACCCGAACCTGAAGTTCGAGGGCATCTACTCCACCACCAAGGTGGTGGACCCGGATGGTGCTCGCCACGTCAAAGACATCACCGACTGGTTGCTGGCGCATCCCAACTGGATTCAATCCGGCGACATCTTCACCCCGGAAGCTGAACCGCAGAACGGCGGCATCGCGGGCGTCACCTATTGCCCGCAAAACATCTGCCAGTTCTCATCAAAAGAAGACTTCAACCGCTGGCTTCGCCAAACGACCCTGGCGACCAAGCTGGCGCTCCAGGCGATCGACAAAACCGATGTCAAGGTCGGCTATTGGGGCTTTGACGGGTTCGTCACCTGGGGCAACGACAACCCGGACCATCAGGGAACCTCAAAGCTCGAGGCCAAGACCGTTGAATACATGGACAACATCATCGCTATAGACCATTACAACTCCCAAGAGCCGATGGCCACCGACCTGGATCAAGCCCGCGCCGTCTGGCCGAACGCTGACTTCTTTATCGGCGAATGGGGCACCATCTCCGAAACGACCGACACCGCCCGAGCCGCGGCTGTGGACACCGCCTTTAACGCCTTCAAAGCCAGGAGCTGGATCAAGGGCGTGAATTACTGGCAGCTCGGACCGGACGGGATCAATGAGCCGCTCATCAACGCCGACAACACCAACCGCCCCAGCTTCGACCGGGTCAAGTTCTTCTTCACCGGTCAGTAATAGACAGCGGTCGATGCCTTGGGGCAATAAACGCTATTCAAACGGTAGTTCCATCGTAGTGGCAAGCGTCGGTTTCGCCTTGGGCGCTTTCTTAAACGTCTGATTCACCTGTCCGATTGGTGGCATGTCCACCGATTTCCCTTCCAGCAACTCACCCACCGTCAGAATCTGGATACGCGGATAACGCTTCCCCCAAACGGTTGACTCATAAAAGCCGGAATCGGCGGCGGCTGATCGCATTGGTTGCGTTGGTGTCTGAAAAGTTAACAGCACCCCCATTTCGGCGTGGTTGGTTGCCACAACACCTAAGAGATCCCGAACGTGCTGAGGACCGGTATGGCCAGCCTTGACGGAAAAAATAATCTGTTTCGTCTTTGAATCCGTCCCGCCGTCATGGAAGTACAGCCGACCATCAATTCCCTTATCCGCACCCTTTTTCTCATCGGCCGGTCGAGCTCCGACAAGTCCCAGCGCCCACCACTGAAACTGATAGGGATCGTTTGCCGCCAGAGCTTGAGCGTCTGGAAGTGATACCGGCTCGCCGATTGTTCGATATTTCAGACTGACACCAAACGAATCGGATAGACGCTTCTTTATGAGCGCAATCGCGAGGTGGGTAATATCGATTCCGACCCAACTACGACCGAGCTTCTGGGCTGCTGCGACCGCAGTTCCGCACCCACAGAACGGATCCAAAATTACGTCACCAGCGTTGCTACTCGTCTGGATAATCCGGTCGAGGAGCGCCTCAGGTTTCTGGGTTGGATAGCCGAGCCTTTCGCGTGCCTGCGAATTGAGTGGGGGGATATCGTCCCAAACGTCTTGGAGCGGAAGACCACGCATTTCATCAAGGTAGCGTTTGAAGCGCGGGACAGCTCCGGGACTCGGCTGAACCACCCGCCCCTGCCGGACAAGTTCTTCCATGTTCTCTTTAGAGAAGCGCCAGTACCGCGAGACTCCAAGCACCTCATAGCGTGGGTTTCCCTTTGACTCGCCGCCTGGTCCCGTTAAGTTATCGAGCTGATACCGACGTCCAGTATCTTTCTCAACTTCACGGTAATGTGTCGCAATGTAGTCTGCGTCATATGGTACATAGAGCTGGTTCCAAGTCGATTGCTCGGTTTTCGTATAGTAGAGGAGAGAATCGTGGATACGACCATGCTGACGGCGCCCCTGCTTTGAGTCGCTGTGGGCACTGCTCCGCTTCCAGATGATTTCGGTTCGGAATGAGGTAGCCCCGAAAATGGCGTCCAGCAGGAGCTTTAGGTAGTGGCTGGCGGTCGGGTCGCAGTGCAGGTAGATGCTTCCGGTCGGCTTCAGAACGCGGTGCAATTCCAAGAGCCTTGGAGCCATCATCGCTAGGTAAGCCAGCATGTTGCTGTTGCCGAGGATTTGGTGAAAGGCCTGTAATACCCGGGATACCTGACCACCCTGTTCCACAATGATCTGATAGGAAACCGCTGCTGCCTGATCCCAGATCCAGGTATCTCCGAATGCTTTAATCTGGGCGCTGGCTCTCGCCCCACCTTGTTCGGCGAAGAGGACGTTGTAGGTGGCGTTGCTGTTAAAGGGTGGGTCGAGATAGACCAGATCCACCGATTCATCCCTGATATGGCGCTGGAGGATTTCGAGGTTGTCGCCGTAGTAGAGCAAGTTGTCAGCCATCAGCCGCCTCCACCAAACAGTGTTTGAGCCAGGTGGTCACTATACCAAGGCATTCAGATCGAAAGTACCCCTATCTCACGATAGGGGCGGGGAGTACCAAACGCCTACCTACCCTACTTGGGTTTGATGGTGTGGGCGTAGGTTGTGGCGGGATGTGTCTTTGCGTACTGCTGTGACACAATCTGCCCGGTTTTCGCGCTCTTGAAGATGATGCGGGTTCCGGCCATGAGAGCACCTCCTTTCATCCCCAAGGCTACAGCGAGTCGTTTGGATTCTGCCAGGTATCCCCGATATGTATGGGTTTCGCGTCAACGTGGATGCAACGGATGGTAGTCAACCTGGATTGACGCGACGTCGCATCCGGTGTAAGACCTTAGATAACCCATGGCGACCACCACCTCAACCCTCGTTTCCGACATCCTCCAGATCATCTCCGATTGGCGCGGTGAATCCGCCGTCAACAGCGACGCCGCCCGTATCCGGGCCATCAGCCGCGCCGAGCAAGACATCGCCATGCGAACCTACTGGCGACACTTCCTGCTCCGCAACCAGACCTCAGTCGGCGACGGCACCAACGACCTCTCGATTGGCTCCGCCTCCTACCCGATGCGCCCCAAGGGATTGACCGAAGTTTTTAATGGCGGCACGACCGAGGACAAACGCCACAGCCTGGTCGACTTCAACGCCTGGAAAGACGCCTACAACCGCGACAACGCCACCCGTACGATTTACGAGTGGTATGACGCCGCCAACGACATCTGGAAGGTTCACTTCGGCTCGACCGTTTCCGCCTCCACCACCGTCACGTACAGCTATTACTGGATGCCACCGAAGCGCACCTTGACCACCGAACGGATCGTCTGTCCCAACCCGCAGGCCGTGGCCCACCTGGCCCTGGCCGAGATCTACCACGGTGAGGACGAACTTCAGAAGGAACAGCTCGAACGCCAGCTCGCCGAACAACTGATCAGCGAGATGATTGGCATGGAAAACGCCCCTGCCCACGGGCAAACCTACCAGATGGGCGCGGTAGAGAATGCCGGCCGCAATCGCGGTTTTGGCAGCTATTAGCATGGCACGACGCTTCGCAACGAACTTTAAGGACCCACCGCTGCTCTCCGCCCGCCAGGAGAAGTGGATCCGTGGGGTGAACCAGATCGTCTCGGCTACCCAGATTAGGCCCGATGAGCTGGCTGAGGGTCAGGACATTCAGCTCGTCGAAGACGGCAAGATTCAGTGTCCCCGGGATGGTCAGGCCTATTTCGGCAACAGCCAGGGCAGCCACGTCCGGGGCCTCTTCGCCTTCTACAAGTCCAACGGCACCCGTCAGCTCCTCCGGATGAGTGGCACGACCCTCCAGAAATACAACAGCTCGACCCTCGACTGGGACAACGTCAGTGGCTACGCCTACACCTCCGATCTCAACACCAACGGCGTCATGACCTATGACCGCCTCTACCTGGGCAACGGCACCGATCCCCTGACCTATTACGACGGCACCTCAATTACCAGCTTCACCGCCATCTCGGTTCCAGCCGCTCCAACCGTCACCCGCACCGGGAGTGCTGGCACCTACACCTTCTCCTATAAGGTCACCGCCGTCACCGCCGTGGGGGAAACCACTGGTTCGGCGGCTGGCTCAACCACTCTCGACCGGGCCACGCTTGATGCCAGTAATTACATGACCGTCACCTGGGCTGCCGTTACCTCAGCGATTGGCTACAACGTCTATGGCCGGAAAGCGACCGGCTGGTTCTTCCTGAGCTACGTCGAAGGCAATACCACGACCACCTATGTCGATAAGAACACCGATACCCCGAACGAAGTCTTCCCGCCACCCGAAGGCAACTCGACCGCCGGCCCGGTCGGCAAGTACATCGCGGTCTACAAGGATTCGCTCTTCATCCTCGGCGACCCGGTCAACCCGTCCCGGCTCTACTACTCGGGCGGCGGCGACAAGATCAACGACTTCACCGTCGGCGGCGGTGGCGGCTTCATCGACGTCAGCAAGAACGACGGCCAGAGCGGCACCGGCCTGATTGTCTTTAAGAACTCGCTGGTCGTCTTCAAAGAGGATTCGATTTACCAGTTCAGCTTCACCACCACCGGTTTGCCGCAGGTCAGCCAGGTCAACCCGGCCCTGGGGGCAGTGGCTCCCCGGTCGATCATCGCGGTCGAAAACGACATCTTCTTCGCCAGCCGCCGGGGCATCTTCACCTTAGGGAATGAAGCCGGCTTCTCCTTTGACGTGCTGCGCTCGAACGAGCTCTCGAGCCGGGTCCGACCGATTTACCAGGCCTCTAATCCCGCCTACATCCAGAACATCGCCGCCCACTACACCACCGACGCCAACAAGAACCTGGTCGTCTTCAGCTACACCCCCTCGGGATCGACGACCAACAGCAAGGCGCTGGTCTACGACCGCGAACGGCTCGGCTGGTACAAGTGGAATAACATCGCCGCCAACTGCTGGGTCACCTACCGGGGGACCGACAGCCTGTCCCACTACCTCTACGGCGACGACGCCTCGGGCTACGTCAAAGAGATTCTTTCGGGCACCTCGGACTTCGGGACCGCCATCAACGGCTACTTCTACCTCAACGGCCAGAGCTTCAAGACGATCGACCGCTACAAGATTCTGAAGGACGTCGATATCGTGCTGCGCAAACCATCGGGGGCGATCAACCTCTCGATTGTCCAGGACGGGGTGGAGACCGTCTTCCAGACCAACATCGGCACCGTCTCACCGTCGATTAACTTCGGCCATTACCTGATCGCCCGGTTCCTGTTTAAGACCAGCTACGGCGTCGGGGTCAGCTCGCAGGATGAGCTGGTCTTGCGGACGCTGAAGAACCTCAACCTCGAGGGTAAGACGTTCCAACTCCGGTTCAACAACAACTCAGCGTCAACCTTCGTGCTGTTATCAGCAGGAATAACCGCTCGCGCTCGAAGCGAAAGGTTTAGACATAGCGACGATGTTGTCAGCACCTGATTGACACGAAGTCAGGAACACGATACGTTCGGGACAACGACACACTATGGCACTACCACACACCGGTTCTTGGGGATTACCAGATTTCGGACTGACTGAACGCGTTGGTCAGTTATTCGGCCAGCAACCCAATCAACAGGGTGGTTCGAACCTCGTCCCGAATCAGGTCCAGAACGTGGCTGCCTCCTTCCTTCCCGCTCCCTTCCAAGCCGCAAAAGCCGCCACGACCGTCTATAACCAAGCTACTCGACCAGGCCAGGGTCCAGCCGGCGTCTTGGGTTCAGTAGCGCCTTCCCAATCCCTACCACAACCAGCGCCACTCCCAACGACAGGTGGAGGCGGTGGTGGGAATAACTTCAATGATGTCTACAACCGCAACTACCAGGGCTGGGACCGCACTAACGCCCTCGCGGATTACAACGCCAATCCGAATAAGTTCGCCAACGCCGCTCAGTCCGGCTACGACGCCCAGCTCGCCGGCCTCAACACCCAATACGACCGATCACGTGACCAGATTCAGGGCCAGCTCGGCTTGCTGTCGGATTCGCTGAATCAGAACCGCTCGACCCTCGACCAGGAGTTAGAAAGCGTCAAGAACCAGGTTGGGACCGCGCGCACCAACGCCCAGACCAACACCGAAAAGCAGATCGCCGAAGCCGGCAACACCGCTCGCTCGACCCAGTTCCAGAACCGCAACGTCCTGCGCGCCCTCGGGATCCTGAACTCCTCGGCCGCCGGCGACCTCTTGAGTAAGCCGGTCAACGAATTCGACAAGCAACGCGCCAGTTTGAACGAAACGCTCGGCCAACGCTTTAACGAGCTCGACAACTTTATTGGCGAACGGACGAAAGAGCATCAGACCGCCGTCCAGGGATTGGTCGGCAACTACCAGAACCTGGTGGGCCAGATTCAGGGCGACTTGCGGTTTAACGAACGCAGCCGCGGTGACGCCATCCAGGCCGCTAACTCCGCCCTGCAGCAACGGGTGGCCGACATCCAGAACTCGATGATGAATTACCAGAACCAGGTCGCAATGATGAAGCAGCAGTACGGGCAGCAGGTCCAAGGGCTCTCGTCCTACCAGGACCCGACCTACAACCAGCAGGGCTTCCAGCAACAACTCCTGACCACGCCGCAAGCCCAGCAACAGCAGATCGGCGTCAACCCGAACATCATCGACCCGCAAAAAAAGAAACAAGCAGGCCTCCTCAGCGCATACGGGTAAACGAGGCCGGGAAACCATTGGCCGATGTTTAACAACCTACTAAGCACCATAGGATCAGGGATACAACAGGGGCAGCAATTGCTCAGCTCCTTGATGCCGCAACAACCACCGCCACCGCAGTACGCCAAGAACGACCCCCGGGCGATGAAACTGACCACGACCGTCTCACCGAACTTCCGGGTTGAGCCACCAGCCCAGGGCAGCGTTCAGCCGCCTGCTGCCGTGCTTTCGGCGACCCCGCCACCACCGCCGATGCCAACCCTCAGCCAATCAACCGGCGGCTTCTCACCGGACGCCATCCGAACCGGAATCCAACGCTGGACCGCCAACAATAAAACGCCCGTGCCGATCCTGAACCACGTCGACGACCTCTATAAGGCTGGTCAGCAGTTCCAGGCCAAGGGACTTGACCCATACTTACCAATCATCCTGGCGCTCCGAGAGACCCAGGGAGGGCGTGATAACGCCAAGCCGGGGAGTAAGACCGGCAAGCACAATCTCTACAACGTCCGGGGCACCCAGGGGGGTGAGCGCAAGTTCGTGGACTACCCCGACTTCCAGACTGCCCTCTTTGGCGGCCAGAATGGACCGGATATGTCCACCGGCTTGGTCCGCTTACTGACCGAAAGCCCGACCTACCAGGGCTACCGCGACAGCAAGAACGTCGGCGATCTCCTGGCTCGCTGGTCCCCACCCGTCGACAACAACGGCGACATCGACGAGCAGATTGCCAATTACCAGTTCATGCGCCGCTACTTCGAGGGAGGTTCGTAGTGGCCTTCCTGAACGATCTGGTGGCCAAGTACCGCCAGTTCCTCGAACCCGCCGCCCAGAGCGCCGGCCAGACCCTCAGTACGATCGGCAACGCCGTCGGCCAGGGCATCCAGCAACGGATGCAACCACCCCCCATGCCCCGGATGCCGCAAATGCAGATGCCGAAGTTCCAACCGCCAGCGGCCCGCCAGCTCCAGAACTACATCAGCCAGCGGTTACAGAATCCGATGGATACCGCGTCGCGTTTGACCAACCCGACCCAGCGGCTGCTGAGTGATGTAGCCAAGCGCCCTGGAGTCCAGAACACCCTCAAATCCGTCGCCAATAACCTCAGTCCGACCAACTATGACACCCCGGTAGTCGGGGGCATTCGCCGTGCGTCAAAGGACGTGCTCGGTACCCCGAACTACGTCACCGCCTTTGACCAGAACGCTGACCCGGCTACCCGACGTCAGGCGTTTACTGACTTCTCGCTCAGCTTTAATCCGTCCGCAACCGTCCAGAAAGTTGGCGACAAGGCCGGCGCGGTCGTTGAAGACATTCTCAAATCCGGCTACCGCGAGATCGGGACGCTGACGAAGCCAGCAGCCAAACCGTTCAAGGCGCGGATTGACGAGATCTACACCAACTGGGTCGACCGCTTTAACCCGATCAACCAGCTCGTCGATGTGGCCGAGGGAGTCGCCAAGAACAAAGGGTTTTCCATCCGTCCCGAGTTCAATCCGAAGTTCCAGATTAAGCGGTTCCTCGGGATGAGCGGCATCGCCCAGCAGCAGATCGATAGCGAGCTCAAACCCATCCTGAACCAGCTCGACCAGTTCAAGATTCCCCAGCAGGACATCGACCTCTACCTGAAATCCAGGCGCGACATTAACCTCGGTCAGCGCGGTATCAAAGGCTCCGACTCGGTGCTGGGTGGCCAGCGCGCCCAGCTCCTCGAACAGAAATACGGACCGCAGCTCGGCCAGGTCGCCGACCAGCTCTACGCCTACCAGAACAAGAACTTCGACGAGCTCGTCTCGGCCGGCTTCATCAAACCCGACGTGGCCGAATCGATTAAAGGGGTCAACGTCGACTACGTCCCGTTCCAGCGGGTCCTCGAAGATCAGGTCGACGAGTTCCTCGGCATCCCGAGCAAATCCGCCCAGCAGTCGGCCAACCCGGTCTCGAAAATCAAGGGCTCCGACAAGCAGATCTTCTCGCCCATCGAATCGGTCATCGCCAACACCATCAAGCAACGCGCCGCGATCGAGAAGAACAAGGTCGCCCAGACCATCGTCGGGTTGCAGGACATGATTCCTGATATCGGCTTCAAGCAAGTTGGCAAGAGCGGGTCGGACTCGATCACCGTCTGGAAGGACGGAGCGAAGCAGTTCTGGCAAGTCGGTCAGGATATCGCCGACTCGGTGAAAGGCATGAACGAAGAAACAACGAACAGCTTCCTGAAGGTGCTCTCGATTCCCTCGAATATCTTGAGACGTGGCGCGACCGGTCAGAACCCCGAGTTCATCATCCCGAACTTGGTGCGCGATCAGCTCGAGGCCGGCGTCAACTCGCAGTACGGTTACGTCCCCTTCCTCGATTACTTCCGGGGGCTGGCCCATCTGATTAAGCAGGATTTCGGTGGGGGCGACGACCTCTACCAGGCCTGGATGAAGGCGGGCGGGGCGCAGGTGTTTGGCTCACTCACCGGACGCGAAAGCGTCAAGAACTCCATCCAGGCGGCGCAGGGCAAGAAGAACCTGTTTGGCTGGCTGAACGACGGCCTGAACGCCCTTGGCCGCTACTCTGAGACCCCGACCCGGCTTGGGCTGTTTAACAAGGGGATCCAGAAGACCGGCAATACCGCGATGGCGGCAATGGAATCGCGCGAAGGAACGCTCGACTTCGCCCGGATGGGGGCCAAGATGCGGGTCGCCAACTCGCTCATCCCCTTCTTAAACGTCGGGATTCAGGGCTTTGACCGGCTGGCCCGGACCGCCAAGGCCAACCCCGGAGCCTTCACCGCCAAGATGGCGCTGTTCGGGGCGATGCCGTCGATCACCACCACGCTCTACAACGTCATGACCCACCCCGAGGAATACTTCGAGATTCCCCAGTACGACAAGGACGCCAACTTCGTCCTCGTCTCGGGCCGCAACGCCGATGGCACGGTCAGCTACACCAAGATTCCGAAGGCCCAGTCGGTCCAGTTCGTCGCCAACCCGCTCGAAAACCTGCTCTCCTACGCGTACCAGACCACCCCGAAATCGCTTGACCAGCTCGCGTTCCAGTTCCTCGGCTCGAGCTTGCCGGTGATAGGCGAAGGGTCCTCACCCAAGGAGCTGGCCATCAAGACGATCGGGGCCAACCTGCCCCAGGCCATCAAGCCGGTGACCGAGACGCTGCTGAACAAGAGCTTCTACAAATACAACGACAAGACCGCCCAGGCCAAGGAGGTTGTCCCCAACTTTCTCAACAAACTTCCCGCCGGTGACCGTTCCTACGAGTGGACCCCGGCTGCCTATAAAGCGGTTGGGAAAACGCTAAACGTCTCACCGCTCCAGGTCCAGAACCTGCTCGATGGCTACTTCGCCGGTTACACCAAGATTCCCGCCCAGATTGTCGATGCCCTGGTCAAGGTCTCACGCAATGAGCAAATCGACCCGAGCGAGCTGACGGGTATCCGCCGCTTCATGGGACGGACCCTGCCGGCCACCAAAAACACCGTAACGCGCGCTGACTTTACCGGCAGCATCGCCGGGTCCATTGTCCCGAATAACCAACGGGCCGGGTTGCTCCAGACCGCCTCCGCCGCCGAGGTGCCTGGCAGCTACGTCGCCGAACCCAAACAGTTCATCAACCAGATTCGCCAGGACAACGTCGTCACCCCGACCGAGAAGCAGCTAGCGAAGGATCGTATTGCCGAGCTCAACCGCCAGCGGAAGGCCGTCCTCGGCAATACCAGACTGCCGTCGACGGAACGGGACAAGACCGCTAACGAGATTGACGCCGCCAGGAAGATCCTCTCCGATGGCATCAAGCAGTCGGGCAAAGTTGACTACGCGACCGCCGCGCTGACCGGCCAGTACGAGGTCGATAAGGTCATCCTCAGCAAGAAGACCGGAGCCCTGACCACCCAGATCAACCGGCTGACCGAACAGGCCATCTCCGGCGAGCTCGAACCGGCGGAAGCGGCGGCCCAGATCACCGAACTCCGCGCCCAGCAAACCGCTATCAGCAAGCAAAGCAAGGCGCTTAAGGGTGGCAAGGCCAGGATCGGCAAAGCCAAGAAGCCGAAGAAGATCCCGGTCTCGGTCATTAAAGGGCTGAGCTACAAACCTCCGAAAGCCCCGCCGATCAAGGTCGTCAAGGCCGCCCCGAAGGGTCGAGTCTACAAACTGACCAAACGCAGTCTGAGAACCAAGAAACTCAAACGATTGACTCGAAGTAGCGTTTGAGGTACCGATAAGGAAACATGGCGACAACTAGGTATCAAAAGGGCGTACGTGCAAAGAGCTGGAATGGATTTCGTCCGGGCTCCATTCCCTGGAATAAAGGTCTAGTCGGACGACAGGCTGGCCAGGACTCTCCAAATTGGAAAGGCGGATTGCCTTCCTGCTTGGAATGCGATACCCAACTCTCCCAAAGACATCCTAAAACATCCTTATGTAGGTCATGCTACTGGAAATCTGAAAAGGCCCAAACATTAGCGTTTTCTCATCTTCCAGCTCCGCGCAGAGGAGATAAAAACCACAACTGGAAGGGTGGAGTCAGAGGTTATGATTACATCGAACGTCGCCGTTTCACAGCAACCATGCAGAAATCAATTTTTGAACGCGATGGCTACAAATGTTTGATGTGTAGAAAAGGTGGGGATCTTCAGGTAGAGCATATTGCCAAATGGTCTGAGCAACCAAGCCTACGTTTTGTTTCCGGTAATTGCGTAACTTTGTGTAAGAAGTGCCACTACCTCCGGACATTCGGCAGAGAGATGGTGCGAGATATGCCTTGGGGTCATAACTTCGGAAGGAGGATAGCCACATAGCAGCCCCGAAACTCAAGTACGCGATCGGAAACTCCGCCTCTACCACCGCCTCCAGCTCGGTGACCAACACCGACACCTCACTCCCCTTGACCGCTACCACCACGTTCCAGGCCAAGTCTGGAGCCGGCGTCATCCTGATTGACGAAGGCACCGCCACCGAAGAGATCGCGTACGCCACCGGACTGGCCGGAGCCAATCTGACCATCCCGCTCGCCAATCGCGGCCTCGAAGGCGGCACCGCCCAGGCCCACTCCTCTGGTGCAACCGTTAAGGGCGTGATGACCGCTCTGATGTGGAACGACGTCATCGATTCGCTGGTCAACGTTCTCGACGCCACCACCGGCGCGGTTGATACCACCAAGGTTGTGACGCTAACCGGGACGCAAACCCTGACCAACAAAACCCTGACCGCGCCGACCATCACCGGACCCACCGTGACCGGGACAGTGGCCGGATCGGCGACCTACACCAAACCGACACTGAACGGCTCGGTCCAGGCGATTACCGCCAACACCGATGGCGCAACCGTCACCTTTAACCTCGCGGCCAGCAATTACCACACCGTCACCCTCGGCGGCAATCGCACCCTGGCCTTGTCTAACCCTTCGGTTGGCCAACCCTTCATCCTCCGCCTCTTGCAAGACGCCACCGGATCAAGGACCGTCACCTGGTTCACGACGATCAAATGGGCCGGCGGAGTTGCGCCGACGTTGACGACCACCGCCAGCAAAGCCGATGTTCTCGGGTTCGTTTGCACCGGCTCGGGCACCTATGACGGCTTCATCGTGGGGTCCAACCTGTAGCCATGAGCGCCATTATCACCAGTGCCAATAGCACGTTCAGTCGGGCGGACAACGCCAACTTCCGACCCAACGCCATGACCGTCGAGGGTTGGTTCAAAGCCAACGCCGACCCGAGCGACTACGCCGTGCTCGCGACCCTCAATAACGACAACTGGATTCTCTACTGGTCGGCCAACTCCGGGGCGGATAACCGCAAGCCACGTATCATCTGGCGCAACACTACCCCAACTGCCTTCGACATTAAAGACACCACCACCCGCGCGTCTGGCACCTGGTTCCACCTGGCCTTCACCGCCAACGGCACCGACCTCAAGCTCTACGTCAACGGCACTGAGGTCGCCACCACCGCAGCGTCGGGAACGACCAAGGCGACGAGTAACACCCTCTACGTCGGCAGCGACAACTCGGGATTTCGCAACGTCAGCGTCTCAGATCTTCGGATCTGGAACGTCGCCCGGACGCAGGTTCAGATCGCCGCGAATTACCAGACTCGGCTGGCCGGCAACGAAACCAACCTGGTCGCCTACTGGAAGTTCAACGACGGCGCGGGCAACACTGCCGATGATCTGACGAGTAACGCGCTCGACCTGACCGCCACCAGCGCGAGCTGGAGCACCGACGAGCCGGCTGTCTTCGCCCAGACCACGGGGGCGGCATTCTTGCTGAATTTTATTTGACAACCTATGGAACTTCTCGCACCACTCGCATCGCACGGAATCCTCGGACTTTTCTGCGCGATCTTCGGTGGTGTTATCGTCTTTCAGAATCGCGTGATCTCGAACTTGCAGGACAAGCGCCTCAACGACGCCAGTCAAAACCGCGACCTGATCATCAACTCACTCAGGGACATCCAGAAAACCCTCGACAAGTTCGTGCTCTTACTCGAAGCCGGGTCGCGCAAGGGGGTCCTGTGATTAGCCGCATCCACAATTGGTTCCGTCAGATCGGCTACGCGCTGGCGCATAAGGAGAAGAGCGAGCAAATCCACTCGATTAATAACGAGATTATCCGCGAGGTCTTGAAGACCCATCTGGCGGTCAGCCGCGTCAACCGAACCTTAGAAGAAACGACATCCTATCGAATTGGGAGAGCCATCGGCGCTATCGACGAATGATCAACGAACAACACATCATCGCCTTCAATATCAGCCTTCGCATCATCGCCGCGATGCTGATGATCTTGGTTATCTTGCCGGTGGTTCACAAGGAAAGCCAGCATTCCAGCCGTTACCAACGCATCTCGAGGCTCTTACTCTACTTTGATAGCTTCTTTATCGCGTCCATCCTCGGGGCGATCCTTGGCAGCGTCTGCCGGCTGAACGGCGTTTGTGGCGGCAACGACTGGCTGGTCACGACCGGGGCGTTCATTCACTCGGTCGCAACGCTCTGTGCGGCGATTACCTGGTGTTTACTCTACGAACGACGTCATCAACAGTAGTGCTATAATGTAACGACTTTATGCCAATGTATACCTTGAGCGACCTATTTATTGGCGATTTTCGGGTTTCACAACAGTACGGTGTCAACGCCGCCTTTTATAAGCAATTCGGTTTAGCCGGCCATGAAGGCGTCGATTACGCCACTCCCGTTGGCGTGCCGGTGCTGGCTCCCTTTGATGGCGTCATCCTGCGCGACACCGACAACCCGAAGTCCGGGGCCTACGGAACCCACCTGGTCATCTGGGACCCGACCCAAAAGTGCGCGGTCTGGTATTGCCACCTCGCGAGTAACCGCGTCTCGTATGGCGAGCGCGTTCAGTGCGGCCAGGTGATCGGGCTGACCGGCAACACCGGCAACTCAACCGGCCCCCACCTCCACGTCAACCTCGTCGAAACCGACAGCTTCGGCAACCGGACCAACCTCAGCAACGGCTACCAGGGTTTCCTGAATATTCTCAACCCCAAGCTGGTCAAGTGGAAAGCCAAAGAAACCACGACGCCCTCGCCCCAGACGCCGGTCTTCTCCTTCACCGACCAAACCAAGGTGCCGCTTGGTGAGCCCTGGGGTGAGATGGAGGTCCAGGCAATTCGCTCGACCCTGAATGACCTGAAACGCGACCTGACGTCCTGCCTCAACAGTGCGCTCAATTCGCCCAAAACCACCCCTACAGCGGTCCCGACCCCAAAAGATGACCCTGTAACCGAGACGGTGGAATTGCCCCCTTTCCTGACCAGCTTTATTGACTATCTGAAAAGGAAGTTCTCATAGTAATGGATGACGAATTGGCGGTCATCCGCGACCAGAATACGACGATGCAGAAGACCCTCGACCGCTTCGATAACGAATCGGGCAAGGATCACGATGAGGTGGTCAGTGGGTTACGCGACCTGCAAAAGGGTCAGGCCGAGCTGATGATGCGGGTCGGATCACTGGAAGCCGAACTGGCGCAGTTACAGAACAAGGTCGATCGGGTGCCGGCGAAGACCGGCGATAAGGTCGCCGATGCCGTCAAGCCAATTACTGACACACTTGATCAGGTAAAGAAAGAACATTGGTGGAAGAAGCACTTCCTGAAAGGCGGGTGAACTCATATAGAAAAATTTGAAGGATATAAAACCTACGTATTAGCGGGACTTATGCTCGTGGCTGGTGTGCTGCGTAATCTGCACTACATCGATAACGAGACATTCATCGCAGTGGTGTCAGTCCTCGCCCCGGCTGGACTCGTCACGTTGCGTGGAGCGGTCTCACGAAAGTGATGACCGTGGTGGTGGGCAGGAGCGCCAGTAGATGGCGCGGGTTCGGGCAGTTCCCGTTGTTCTCCTACCTACCATTATGGCCAGCAAAGAGACGCCGGAGAATAACGGCCACTATTCGAATACCCCTCATCACCAAGCCCGATCTGAGTATTGGCGGGAGGTCCGACGTCAGACCAGAGACCCCGAGGTCCTCGCCAAGAAGCCCATTACCGTACTGATTAGACGCTCAATGCGGCGTATCCCAAGGGACGGCCGATGAACGAGCGAGATGTGAGACCCCGATTTCAATCCGGTGAGCAGATGCGGTTTGTTGACCGGTTCCAGCGCTTCCATGACCAGGAGCATTACATGTTCAGTGAGGCGGCCAGGGTGATACGTGAGATGCCGCAGGCCACCCACTTGCTGTTTACCGCCACGACCGCCGAGGGGTATATGGCCAGGCTACCAATGGAAATGATCGAGCCGATGTTTGAACGCTTTGCCCTGAGCTTTCGCCTCCAGGGTCTGGACTACGGGCTGGACCTAGGCCATGACGAGCTACTCCGCCGCTGTACCACTGAATTCACCCCACACCAACCAACCACCGATGGAGACATCCCCTTCTAATAAACATTGATGAAAAGTAGTGTGGTAGTACCCATTTTCAATAATGAGTACCAAGTCATCGTTGCTTGGGGTGACCTGAAGAAGGCGCGTCAACTAATGAAGTCCTGGGGCTACGAAAAACTAGCTGAGCAGAGTGACCTGGATAGTCGTCGTGGCGTGTGCTTCTACGCGGACACCTGCCATCCGGTGATAGTGCTGCCCCGATTCCCAACCACACCGAGCGAAATTGGAACTCTAGCTCACGAAGCCCATCACGCCATCAATAACATCTTCGACAAGCTTCAGGCAGACAAGAATAACGACGAGGTATTCGCGCATTCAATTGGAGCAGTTGTCCGCACGGTTCTTAACGCCAAGCGAAACGGGAGCCGGAAATGATGGAGACATCCCCTTCTAAACTTACCCGCTGCGACCTGTGTATGCCGGAAAACCGGAGCCGCTGTGTGGCCGTTCCCGCCTTTCCAGGCCGGCTCGAACGGATTTACTGGCCTACGAAGGTGATGCCCAAACTCGACATCATCCACTCCGAAACGATCGAACGTTGTCGAAGACGCGAGATGTTCCTAATGAAACCGGACATTGACAAGCAACCCAGTTAGCGAGATAATGCGGTTAATCTGTGTCTAGGCAGGTTTACAGAATTTAGTTGTAAACGAACCGCTTCGGGCTAGACACCGAGGCGGTTTTTTTATGTTCGAAGTATTGCTGGCTATCATCGCTATCTTCACCTTCTTCCAGAACGCTCCAGCTGCGCCGGTTTCAGCACCTCCAACCCCGATCGTCGCGACCGCAGAGCCGATCACCACTGAGAACCTCTATCAGGCCTTTAACCAGTATCGCCGGGCCCATGACCTGCAACCCGTGCTGTGGGATGACACGCTCTGCCCGCTGGCCGAAATCCGGGTGCGCGAGATCCTGACCGAGTGGAACCACAACGGCTACCTCGCCAAGACGAACGCCTTCTTTGAACGCCACCCCACTTACGTCGTGGCCGGCGAGAACCTGGCCCGCAACTACCGCACCACCGCGGAGGTCATGGACGCCTGGGACCAGTCGCCCACCCACCAGGCCAACCTCGTCAAGCCGGTCTTCAACCGGGTTTGCTTTGCGGTTCATGAGAACCACGTGACCCAACAGCTTGGAGCTATCCGATAACCAGCGATCATCGATACTCTTTGATATATATCGTCCCAATTGATAAGTTGTCTGCCAAATGATACAACTAGTACATGTCCAACATACCTAATACGACTCCAGTCCCGAATGTCTTGATAGACAGGTACATGCGCAAGCTCACCGACACGGCCTTCAAAATCTCAATGATTATCGTCCGGAAAACCTACGGTTGGATACTTGATCCGGAAACTGGAATGCGCAAGAAAGAGGATTGGATAGCTTACTCACAGCTCATGGAATTCAGCGGCCGCGAACGAGCAGCCGTTTCCAAAGCGTTACGAGAGCTTGAAGACAACCGACTCATTGATATCCGAGACGAAAAGGGCCGTTCCCTGCATGGAAAGGAAGATAGGCGTGGAAAGAAGCTCTATTATCGTTTTGTAACTAGTATGGAAAGCGAACTAGTTACCCCCAACCAGTTCGGAAAGCGAACTTCGGAAAGCGAACACACAAAAGAAACTAATACAAAAACTATCTCTAAAGAGATAGGCGGAGTTGCTAAGAAGCAACTCGCTTGCCCGCTTCTTAACGGTTCTCCTCTAAGGGAGAAGTACGGCAACGGACACATGGAGTGTGTCGAGTACCTGGGTGATGTCCAAACCCAACGGAAGCAGGACTTCATTAACCGTTCCAAGCAGTTCTCCTTCTTACATAAGATCCTCCGAGCTGGGTACGGCTTCGACCAGATGGACGCCGCTATTAAGGGAATTGAGAGGCGTTTCGGACCCCATGCCTGGGATATGGCCACACTGGCGTCCTGGTTAGAGAAAGGCGGCCGGTAATGGCCAAACGACTGGGTGACATCGTCGGGGGTGAGGCACACATCCATAGCTGGGGACCGGGCCACGATCGTTCTGAGAGACGCTGCATGGGATACACCGCTAAGGGCCTAAATTGCCCAGCGATTCTGGTGTCCCCGCGCGAGCATGAGTATCGAATGGCTGAATGGAATGCCTACTTCGACCTGGTCAAAACCACCGACGCTTACCGGGACTACCAGGCGATGCGGGAAGCGGTCAATACCAAAAACAAACCACTAATGGCCGAAATAATGAAACGTAATCTCGAAGCCTGTGATGTGGTGTTGAATGAATGGGGTGATGAGGTTCTCAAGATTAAAGACCCATTACCAAATCCGCATTACCCAGACCCAGTTGGTTTCCCATACTACGTTATCTATACATCAAATAAGATAAGTAATGCTAAAGGGACTACTTGACAAACGAAAGTAGTTGTGAGAAGATACCTTTAGATAACGAAACAGAATATGAAATCACAAGCACTCCATTACCGAGAACAACGCGATAAGTTAGCCTATTACCTGCTCGAAATCCTTGGCCTTTCCAAAGTTAAAGTTGCCGAAATCCTGGGGATCACCCCGCAAGCCGTGTCAACGCAATTCCCCAACCGTAATGGAGGCGATCAGTGAATCGCTTCCTCGCCGGCTTCATCCTCGGTTTTGTGACTTGCGGCATCGTCACCATCACCATCATCGTCATCGCGATGCCAGGCAGGACCATCCAGTTACCAGTTGATAGCTGCGCCTCGCTGAATAGCTCAGCGGCCTACGAGCGCTGCGTGGAGGTGTCGAAATGATGGATTTAATCGGTGGTATCGGCCTGGTAATGCTGCTCTTTCTGGGGATGGCTTTTGTTGTCAACAATAGCCACTCCCGCCGTCGCCGCACTCCCCGACCCCGGATCTACGGCACCCAACGGATTACTGGACGACTGCTGACCCGCAACCCCTGGCACGACCGCAAGACCGGCAAGTACACCCGCGGTCCCCGCCTCTACACCCAGTATGTCAGCGAAATGAGGGCGAACGCATGAACATGACCCAACACACGGTTGCCCTTCACGCCAGATTAGCGGCGTACAAAGAGCTCTATAGCGAGGTCATCGACGACGGTGACGGTTACTCAACCGAAGACATCCTGACCATCGCCCGCCACCTGGAGAAGAAGATCGCCAACGTCAAGGCCGAGCTGGACGCCAGCGAATGGACGCTGATCGAAGTCGAGACCGACCTGAACCGATTAGCGGAAGCGAGGACCAGCAACCATGACGAATGACCACGTTGACTGGTGCGATTGTCCGACCTGCGACGCCATCTTAGAAGACCACTTGCAAAAAGAACCAGAGGAGGTGAACGATGAATCAAATTGATTGCAGTATCCATGACGTTCCCTTCCGCCATTTCGATAAAAACGGTAAAGACTGGTGGGCTCACTCCTACCCCGATGGTGAAGGTGGAACCGCCTGGTGTAATTACAAAGAAGGTGACCAGAAACGGGCTGTGAATACGACCTCAGCCTATATCCCCGCCTTGACTACCAGGACCTATGGAACAGATCAGGCAGAGAGAGTGGACCGAGAACGCCGCATTCAGCGACAGCACTGCCATGAGATGGCCCTGAGGTATCTAGACCTTTTACAGAAGACCGATGACCGCTCTGACACAGTGAGCCTTAAAGAAGTGTTTGAAATAACCGATCACTTTATGGAGGACTTACAACCAAAAAACTGACATGAAGCGCATCAAACTATCAAACGGCGAATATGTGAAGGTAGACGACCAAGATTACGGCTGGTTGAATCAGATGAAATGGTACGAGAGCAAGGCGGGATATGCCTGCCACAGCCACTACGAGTCAGGCCGACGCATCCTGTGGTACATGCACCGAGAGATAGTAAAGCCGGGTGATGGGTTCATTACGGACCACATCAACTTTGACAAGCTGGATAACCGCCGCTGCAACCTTCGGGTTTGCACGAGCAGCCAGAACAATGCACACCGGAAATTGAGAACGAACAGGTCAGGGTATGTAGGGGTCCACTGGGTCACACGAGACCATCGCTGGAGAGCGCACATAAAGCACGACGGCAAGCAGATGCATATCGGTGACTTTACAGACCGGATAGAGGCCGCCCGAGCCTACAACAAACGGGCCAAGGAATTACACGGGGAATACGCTATGTTGAACCCGTTGTAACTAACTAGCAGCATCAGTGGGTAAGGTGATTAAGACGAGGAAGCAGCCTCGACGCAGAGGACACCTTACCCGCCAGATGATTGGGCTTTGGAATACAGAGCTTGACCATCTGGACTTTAACAATTGAATACAGCTAGGCGGGTCACCTTTACGGCAGCGACGGCTACCACACCGGAGTACCGGCAAACGTCACACCAGATCCAAAATGGTCAAACCGTTGCTATAGGCGGAGTGACAGGAGGGTATCGGATAGGTTCCGAGAGAGTGAATGAAGACCACAAAGGATCAGAAACCCTAGATGCGACCGCAAGGTCTGGGCTAGGTAGTTACGTGGTGACCGGCTAGCTGTATTCAATACCAGAACTAAAACTATGAAAAAACTAACTAAAGAAGAACAAAAAAAATCATGGGAAGATACATTTGATAAAGAATTTTGTATCACAGAGTCTATAGTTGGCTTCACATGGGATAAGTTCAAAAATGGAACTTTACCAAGCGAAGTTAAACAGTTTATTAAAGACCTCTTGGCATCAAACAAGAACAAGATATTAAAATTATTGGTTGAAGGAAAATGACGGTGAAAATAATATGAAAAAACTAACTATGAACGACCTAAAACCATTCAAACACGGAGAAGAAGGCACACATAGTGTCTGTAATAAGCACAACATAGGGGGCAAGTCCGTTTGCTGTGAATGTTCTGAGGAAGTTGGGTGTGGAGATATAACTATGACCTACACACAAAAAATATTAGAGGAGTTTGATGAAAAATTTGGTTATTTATTGGATATGGCAGATGTAAGAGTACATTTGGGAAACCCAGAAAAGACAGAAATTGCGTTCAAGGAAGTTCTTAAAATATTTCTAGCCACCAAAATCCACCAAGCAGTAGCAGAAGAGAGGAAGGGGATGGCGGTAACTGAGAATACATCAGATGGCTACCATACATTCAAGGAATTATACGAGTTCCGAAAGATATATAACGCTGTACTGTTCAATGAGTGGACGAGTGGTGGAAAGTACCAAATTCATAAAAGTAAAAAACACAGTGATGGTGAAGAATGTTTTGGGGGTGGGTGGTTTATTGTTATGGCGACACTACCGACTGGACAAATAAGTAACCATTACGAGTTAAAGGATTGGGATTTATTTGAGTGTGAAGAGCGAGAATTGGCAGACAAATGGGATGGACACACTTCTCAAGATGTTCTCACTAGGCTCTCCTCACTAGACACCCCATTAACAGATAAAGAATAACTATGAATCAAATTGAAATTATAATAACAGACGACAAGAAAGAGGGAGATCAGAGTTTTGAAGCTACTGCGGTTTTTGATTATCAATGGGATAATTCGTGGCTAGGTTATGGTGGCGAAATGAGTATGACAGCATTTGGCTCTACCGAAAAAGAAGCTGAAGAAAGACTGCGGGAAGAATTGTTTGCCTATCAGTCAGAGTTAGTGAAAGCCCTCGTATTCCTAGACAAACCATTAAAAGTTGATAAAGAATAATATGAAAAAACTAACTAAAGAAGAACAGAAAGAAGAGGCACTAAAAGAAATAAGAAAAGAACTAGAACGTACTTTAACACGGGCATACTTTTCTTTTTCAAAGACTGATAAGCCAGAGTTTA